ACCAAATCCATCAAATCCAGAGTTGTGCATCTGTTGGTATATTTTCTTGCAATACTTACAACCAAGCGAAGATTGCACTTGATGAATTTCTCTCTCGCTCTTTGCCCTGTTCTTGCGATTCTTTTATCTTCTTGCGTGTATTCCGACTCATCTTTGTCTCTTATTGCCATCCATGCCTGAATCTGCGTGCCAAGAAGCACCTCCTGCGCTTTCGTGAGCAGGGGGTATCGCCCTATTTCATTGAGGTAGCTCTGTGTCGCGTCCTTGGCCATTGAGGGGGGCTGTTTCGTAGGAAGCCTGCAGACAGTGGAGTTTCCATCTGGCTTGCCATTCTTGTGCATGATCCCACACCATGCCAATTCCGTAAACACGCCACTTCCAGTTATTTGCGTGACATGGCATTTCTAGTGAAAACTTGCTACGGTTGTTCATAATCTTCCTTAAGCGCATGTCCTCTCCAACGTATCGCGCCGAAGATCAATTCCAGGAGAGGCTTAACAGTGAAAGGCTTAAGGAATTGTTTAGCCACAGAGACTACACCGGACTGCTTGAATTCGCACTTTTGCTAAATCATCAAGCGTCATTTAATAACAGCAGAGCCCATTGGGCTTTGTGCGAAGCAGCAAAAAACATGAGCGAAGAATTCCACATCAGCAAGTACGAAAGCTTGCTAAAAAAAGCCGCTGATGATTAAGCGGCTTGCTTTTGCGCTTGCCAGATGCTTGGCATTACTGTTTCGTTCATGTTGTAATGCCCCTTAATGGCATAGCCAACTGCAGGTGCGTCCTTCATCTGATAGAACACGATTTGTCCGATCAGCATTCCGGGATAAAGCGGAATGGGATGAACCTGCCTGATGTTGTGAAGCTCAAGCGTCAATCGACTTCCATGAAAGCCTGGGTCGATGTAGGCGCTGAGGGCATGTGAGTAGCCTTCACGCCCCCTGCTTGACTTGAGTGCAAAAACGCCAGCAACATCTTCTGGCATATTCAGGATTTCCGCCGTGCAGGCTAGGCAGAATTGCCCAGGGCGCAATAGCCAAGGATTTTCAGCTGAGTAGCCATCAAGAGGGGATCGAACGAACTCCTCTGATGCAACCGACTCAATCATCAATTCATTGCCAAGCCGCACGTCATAACTTGCAGGATTGAGTTGATCCGGCATGTACGGCAGAATCATTGCTTGCTCTTTGCACAAGCGTTCGATCTCAAGATCGTTTAAGATCATTGATTTTCTTCCGCTCGCATTGCCTCTACTTGCATGATTGCATATTGCGCAAAAGCGACATGCGATGCAGCAGCTTGCTTATTTGCAGGCGCAAAAGGAAAAGACTCTTTCCAGTAGCTTTGAAAGAGTTCTTCGAGATTGATTGACTCAGGCATTTGCTTCGTCATCTGTTCCGAGCAGCACAGCTTGACCGTAGTGCGGAGCAAAGGAGCTGTTCATCAATTGATGCCTTGCGTCAAGCTCTGAAAATGCTTGAAACGTTGCAAGTTGATTGAGCAGTGGAAAATGAAAGAAGAATTTAGTCATTTCTGAATTAAGCAACAAGGTCGTCAAGCACGGGCGGCTTGTAATTTGGGCTCAAGTTGCTATCAAGCACCCTGCGCATCGTTTCATCAAGATCCCAGCCCATGTTCTCTGCTGCTTGATAGCAAACGAAAACAAGATCGGCAAGTTCTTTTAGGAGCGCAACATGCGTTGAAAGATCGCTTTGCTTGAATGCGTAGTAGGCTTCAATGACTTCCGTGTATTCTTCAATGATCAGCTTGATTTGCAAGTTGTACTGAAGACTACCTCGCTCGTTATCACTTTTAACTTCAAACGCCTCCCTCCATAGCCTTGCCTGTTTCTGTAGTGATGTCATTTTTCAATGCCAAGAGTAGGAACAGGAAGGCCGCCTTCGGTAGGGACATAAATGGTGCGATTGCCTTTTTCGCTTCCTTCCTGTAGGCCAGTGATGTAAAGATACTGAAGGTAACGGGGATTGTCTTTGAGGGAGTCGCCAATGATTTTGTTGGCTTCTGCGACACCTTTGGCGCGTTCAACCTCCGCCTCTGCCTCAAGAGAGGCTGAGTCCTTCTTCGCCTTTGCTTCCAGAACTCGCACCTGTCTGGTGCTTTCGGCTTCCATCAACGCTGCCTTACCTGCCAGCGTGCCGCGTCTTCTTGTGTAGACATGCGAGTGAAGTGAAAAGAAAAGCCCCGCCGAAGCGAGGCCGTTGAGCGGTGAGGTGTGGATCAGAGATCCAGGTCATCGTCGCCGGAGTTATCGGCGGCATCGGAATCACCACAGGGGGTCAGCACGATCTTGCCCTCTTCGGCGGTCACGGTGACTTTGCTGCCAGCTTCAAAGCCAGCGATGGCGGCATGACGAGCGCCAACGACACAGTTGCCGGTCTTACCAACAGTGATCACCGGAGCACGGCCACGACGAGCGCTGTAGGCACGCTTGGCGGGCACAAAAGCAATGCCGGTGCTTGCTTCGGTTACAGCCTTGAAGAATTCGTTCTTGTGCAGGCGGGTGCTGGTTTCGCCGGTTTCGGGATCGGTTTCCTTGGTGTAGTAACCAGCGCCAAAGGCGAGATCCTCAGGGGGCAGGCTCTGATTGGCCTGCACAAAATCAAGCAGCTCCTGACCGGCTTTGCGTTCGCCGCTCACTTTTACCTTGTTGGTTTTGGTGGCTTCGGGAGCTTCGGTTTCGGCAGTGATGGTTTCAGGGGACATTTCAGTCTCTAGTTGGTCGAGTGGATTGAGGACAGCCTCTGCGCCTTGTTTTTTGCGTGCCATGACGGCGGGTGGTTGACTTGTGCAAATTAGCACAGTGCGTGGAATCTTGCAAGAGACACGCGTGTCAGGGTTTTAGAGCAAGCACCATCGCTGATGCAGCCACTGGATCAAGACGCGAGATCTTGATATGTACACCAGGGCCGTCTTTGGGATCACAAAAAACCTTGAGCGAAGAGGCAGCAACGATCAAGGCGTCGTCATCGTAGCAAATTTTTGTCAATGCGTCACCACACGCTCTGAGTAACTTGTCTGCATCGCCCTTGACAGAATGAAATACGGGCGCCCCTTCTTTCAAAGACCCCTTTGAATTGAAGTGGCTTTGAGGGCGCTTCATACAAAACAGCGCGGAAAGCAGATAGATGCCATCTGTTTCCCAGTCCTTTGGGCGCATCAGGGTTGCCACGCGCCCGATAGAAGCCCTCCAGGCGTAAAGGCCTTTGGACTGCTCCACCATTGCTACAGCAACCCTCTGACGGCCTTCCTTGTCGGTGTAGGCGCGGCCAAATGCGCTCTTTGAGCCTTGGGTTTCAGGTTTGCCGGCGACGAAGAAGGAATAGGACTGAATTGAGCACTGCTCAAGTGTCGTTATCAGATTTGCTGTCACGCTCTTGCTCTTTTTTGAGCTTGTAAACTTCGATTAGACTAGCGATCAAAACACGAGTTTTGTACTTACCAAAACGATCACTAATCTTGCGAGCAATTTTTTTCATTTGCTCGTCGCTCGTGTTCTTGTATAAAGATGCCGACCCAACCTGCAGGGGTTTTTCTAGAAAGCCAACATCGACCGCGCAATCAATTACATCGCCGTATTTTTTCTCCGCCCCAATTCTTTCGAGTAAGTGCGGGTATTGATCATAAAGTCTTTTCAGTACGGCAAGCCTTCTAAACATTTCACGTTTTTTGCGCTTATACCTGATTTCAATATAGTGCTTGATTCTTAAGAATTCAAAGTACTCTTGAGGGAAATCAAAGCCTTCGTTTTGCTCGCCCAGCCATTTAGCAAAGCGCGCGGCGCACTGAAGCTGTGTTTTGTCCTCTACGCCAGCCTTTGCGCAGTTTGCAAGAAAAGTGCTAAGAGTTATCTTTTTTATACCCAATCCATAATTTGAATTAAACAGAAAGTCTTTGACTCCGCTCATCTTTACATCTCTACCACCAAATGTTTTGTATCCCAAATAAAATTGATTCTTGACGATTTTGCACATTGTCACAAAAAATACTTCTGACTTACTTCCATTGATTACCGATCCAAGATGTAAGCGCGCATCAGCAATAAGTCGCGCCCCGTAAAA